TCAAATAATGCAGGTACAGCTTTAGCCCAAGCCTTGAATTTGAAATCAACACGAGAGTTTATACCGATACCAGAAATCTGACCTCCTGAAACAACAGGGTCTTGAAGTTCATTGATTTTACCATAAGTAGACTTACAGATACCTAAATGAAGCATATTCTTAACACCTGCAAACAAGTGTCCTGAAGTTAGCTTGTTAGATGAATAGTGGTCAAATCCACCAAATCTGAATCCTTGTTTTGTACCATTGATTAAGATGTCATCTGCTGTACTGTAACCCATACCCATAGCAAATTTTTCAAGTTTTTCAAGGTCTGCTGGTCTCCATACGAAGAATCCACCATATCTTTCAAACATTGATTCTGCACCATTTTCACGAATTTCACGCTTAACACCAGAGATTATGTCGTCAATGTTAGATTCTGAAACTGTAATGTTTCCTGCACTTCCACCGATTGAAGCGTTATCAAAGTCTGTATATTCTGCGTGGTTAGCATACATAGCAGTTTCGATAGCTTCGTTTAACACTATTCCTTGATTTTCTGCAATTTCCATCCAACCATCAAAGGTCTTTTGAGCCATATCAGCACGGTCGATATACATAGCAGCAATCTTGTAAGTGTTGATTGTTACTGTGTCATCAGTTGTAGTTAAAGCTTCAGGAGTGTAAGCAGAACCTCTAGTACCTGTGTTAGCTGTAAAGTCTGTTAAATAAGGATTATGCAAAACTTGCACATCTGTGTATTCAACACGAGCAATACGCTTCCATTTGTTATCTTCTGTTAATCTTTCTTGTAGAGTAGTTAAATACTCGTTTTTATAAATAATCGCCATTGTTTAATAAATTAAATTTGTAATTTATCAAATGGCTTAATATTAGTCTTGTGTAAACATTCCTGTATTTTTAGATTTTTGTCTGCGAGCATTAACCACTTTCTTTCTTAGTTCAAAGTCGTTTGGTAATTCTCCAAAAGGTTTAGCCAACCAAAATTCAAGTGAATCGGAAGACATATTTGAAGTTTTACCTCTACTTTTAGGAACTGAGTTTCCAGTTTTCTTTACTTCGCGGAATTCTTCTAGTTCTTGAAGGAAATATTTGTTTTCTACAACTTGGTCAAAAGTTTTACCAGTATTCTTAGCAAAATCTTGAGCAAGTTTATATTCATCACTTCCTTTTAGCCCATTAGCTGTTAGAAATGCTTTTACATCGTAACCTAAGTCATTTGATTTAGCATTTGGCTCTTTAATAGTAGTAGCTTTATTCTTGTTTCTATCAAGGATAGCTTTATACTTGAGAGCTTGTGCTTTCCAATCTGTATCATCTTCGTTAGAAGAATCGTCAGAATTGTTTTGATTATCTTGAGTTTCCTCTTGAGAATCGTCTTGGGTTTCATTTACATCCTGTTCCAAGTCAGGAGTTATTTCATCGTTTATCATAGTGATGTTCTAGTTAGTCCGCTATTTTACAAAGTTGCGGGTTCTTGATTAATTTAATTATAACTTGTTAATAATATTTTTGTCAAACTGGGGATAATTAATCCCAATACAATGTTACATCTAGCGTGTTTGCTATTGTTGCATAAAGTCCTGTATTGAAGTTTGCATTACCTAAATTGTGATAACCTATTGCTGGAGTAATTGTGTTATTTATAACAGTTGTTGCAGCACTAGTATTATCCCAGAATTTAATAGTTCCACCTGTTGTAGAATTTACATACATACCTTTTAAAATACCTGCCCCTGTTTTTACTAACGCACTTGCAGTTAGATTTGTATATTTATTTGCTCCCATTATATTGCTTCATTCTTGTCCCCTTCAACGTGAGGAGATTCAATTTTAATTTCTGATAATTTTTTCAACCCTGATTCTAATAACATTACACCTTGTGCTAAACCTCTCAAATCTTGACCAAGTTCTGCATCTGACATAACACCTTCGCCTCTAATTGTTCGCATAACCATAAAAAACGCAGCGTTTGTCATTGGGTTAGATGCCCCATTTCTTAAAGTACCATTTGAATAAATAGAAGCTAAAAGAACTTTTCTTACTGCTTCAACCATTTCTGGGTCAGCATTAAATTGAGTTATTTTTGTTTTTTCTAAATCTGTTAATTCGTACATAATTATTGATTAACTTGTAATGGTTGTTCCCCGACAGGAGCAACTTGTTCCATTTGTGATGGCTGTGTTTGTTGTGGAGCTTCAGTAATTTCAGTAAAATCTATTGCAGACATTCCACTTTCTTCTAATAATTGATTAAATGCTTTGCCTATTCCTGGAATTTGACTAAAAGCTTGAGGATTACGCATAACTTCTCTTATTATATTTGTAATTTTATCAGCGTTTTGTGCCATATATCTTTGCTTTCCTTTAATGTTTACAAATACATCTAATGGTATATCTTTAAACTCTCCTTTTACTGTTTCAAAAAACTTTCTATTACCTCCTTTTTTAAACTCATCTAAATAAAATTGTTTTAATTGTTCTTTAGTTCCGTTATCTACTATTTCGCCTTTTAAGATTATTTCTTTTATTTTTTGGTCTGCTTTATTTTCTGCAATAATACCTCCAATAGTCAGCATTTCATCTAGGGTTAGTTCTTCACTAAATTTAACTCCATTATCTAGGTCTCTAACTACCCAATCTAATATCCAGTCCTTGTAAAGAACATCTGCAAAGAAAGTAGCAATTTTACCTTGTCTGTATTGATGGATTCCTTGACCTTCTGAAATAACTGTTTGAGTAGTTCCTAGTGGAGTTCCTGAAACAGGGTTTATTCCTAATGCTGGGTCAGAAGCACTACCTTTAACTCTTGCACTTTGCTCTAACGTAGTTCTATCATTAGTAAATGCAGTTAGATTACCAAGATTTGAAGTTATAATTTGTGTATTATCGTTTTTACCTTGTTTAATTATTGTATTCTTTTTAAGTTCAGAAAGTTTTTGATTACCTAGTTCATCACTATCGGTAATAATTAAATTAAAAGCACTATCTAATAATTCTTTAATCTTTTGAGCATCATAGTTAGCCCAAACTTGCTCTTCAAATAGACTTTCTACTATTGATTTACCACAAGCTCTACCTTTACTTCTAACTCTATCTATTTTTAAAGCTTTAAAACTTTCTGCAAGAGGTTTGTCTTTTCCTTTATACAAACTTATCCCTTGTTTATTACCTGTGTTATCTTTATAAAAACAAACGATTTGCATTTGTGGAACGTATTTATATTTATCTCCTTCATCTTTTAACCAGTTTTCTGGTAAATCTCCTCTTAGTTCATAAACTTCTATGTATTTTGAAGGCGTTGAAACTTCTTTATCATTAGCTATTGATACTTTTTTAGACATTTCAGCTTGATATATAGCCATATCAATAGCTTCATCATTCCATTTACCTTTCATTGTAAGCAAGTCAGCAATAGTGTAGTAGTGCCTAATTGCAATCGGACCTGACATAATGTCAGTTTGGTCGCAGAAAGCTATTGTTTTTAAATCAACTACTTCTGGTCTTGGTTTATCTATTTCTTTTCTAACTAGCACCAAATCATAAATTACAGATGTTTCTACAACATCATCTATGAATGTGTCTAATTCGTTTTTTCTAGCCCATTGTGGGTGTCGTTTTTTAACTATGAATGATTTATAAGCATTACTTGCTTCATTTACATAAGGCACAATGTCTTTGACATCAAAGCCTTCACTTCTAAACGCTACATTTAGAATTGGTGTTACTATGTCGTCATATCTTCTTAATCCATCGTTTTTTCCTGAATGATACCAAGCATTTGCTACGTTTGTGCAACGTTCAATGTGTTCGTGCATATTCCAGTCTTTAGAAGTTGTTAAAGGAACACGAACTGTTTTATAATTAGTTTCTTCTGTTGTTATATATTCAAATATATCTTTATCCATTTTGGGGTTTTATAATCCCCAGTCTTTCTGTAAGATTTCATTTTAATATTATTTTTTGACTTTTGCTAATAATGTAATAATCTGCTTTACCACTTTGGTCTTTTGTTATCTCTATTTTTTCAAAGGGGTTAGCTTCTCTTAATAATTTTATTATTGTTTGTTCATTTTCTGTTAGCTCCATTATTTTAGAATTAACTTGGTAAACATTACTCTTGTTGCTAAGGGAACATTCCACAATCTTCGTGCTTGAAACATACTAAAAGCTTTTTCTTTTGTTTTTTTACCTTCTGATATATTTACAATTACTTTAGTTTTTAACATTAAAGGTCTTAACTCTAAGAATGATTTAGCCAAGTCGTCTGTTTTAATTAGGTTTTCTTTACCATTAAATTTAATAGACATTTTGTATTTAGGTGTTTTAGTTGTTGCCATTGTTTTAATTATAAATCTTTTTATTTGTCAATGCAAGTGTTGATAATTATATTGCGTTATTT